TCCAGTACTGCCCCACTCTGGCTCACAACCGATAATAAAGGCTTATCTATTTTAATATCTTTAAAGTGCATATCAAAAAATTGCCGTGCCCAGCTGATATAACGAGTAAACCCGAACACATGTACCAACGATCTTGGACATCGATGAATCAAGTCGTCACCATATACAATCATTATCAACTGAAAGTGCAGTAACGCCTCTGTCGCCTGCATTGCCTCTTGAGCATCCACTAGTCGAGATATCTCATAACAACACCATAGACAGAACAACAGGAGTGACACCCAAGAGTCTGCATGAGAAGTAACAACAGAACCCGAGGGAACACCCCCATAAACAATAACCCATATCCCAGCATAAACATGTGTAATTCTCGTAATTAACCAATCAAAGATAGTCTTCAACATCCGCTTATAAATGGACCACGGCGCACCTTTCTTATTATAGTATATGCCCCCGTGTGCTATAAAAAAACTCCAATAGCACTCGATGCAACGACTGATCACAGTTAATTAGGTCCCCCATAGAATATACTGCAGATGTTGGATTATCCCAATCATAAGATAACAACTCCGCAATACGATCAGCCCCACCATAAGACCAAGTATGACCAATACAAATATACCCTCTCTCCAAATTTTGACGCAATGTGAAGAGAACACGCTCATCCAAGGACTCCTCGTCAGAAGGTATCACAAAAAAACGAAATTTATCCGCATACTTCCGATAATCTTCTTCGGTATACTTATCATACTTTCCATAGGTCTCATCCTTTCCTTTCATAACCCATGCTTTATTCCTCAACACGGGCTGCTGGAACGCGGACTCCCGCAACATCCTATTGATATTCTTAACTGCTCGTTCATGGGATTCAAACTTCTTCCCACGAGGACTTACGAAAATGGGTATACCCGTCGATGTCTTTGTCTCCAATTCTGGACCAGGCGCATCACCTGAACTCGCACCCAGGTAAATACTAGTAACGTACTTATCATCAGGAGAAAACTCGTACTTACCAAAGTATTTTTTTGTTCCCAGAATTCGATACAACAGATCTAACGCCTGTGGCATCAACGGCGCTAACGTACGAGCATACTCATTAAGATACTTAACGTTCCTCCCGTAAACCGAAACTTGTTTAGAAAACTTACTAGAATGAAGGTCCGCCAAAGCAGAACGCGTATATGGCTTATCTGTAGAATTTCCACCTACAGCAAGATTGTAGGGTGATGCCCGACGCGCAGCCAATAGTGACG